CTGTAATTTGACTTGCTTTCATCCCCTGACGGCTTGGCCGTCGAAAGAACGAGGGCCGTCAGGGAAACGACTCATGGTCTTCCGCCGAGATCTCGCTGCGCCCGCGTTTGTGGATATCTCTATGAAGATTTCCTGTGGACAATGTTCTGGCTGTCGACTTGATCGGTCGCGGCAATGGGCCATTCGCTGTACCCATGAGGCGTCACTCTACGAAAACAACACGTTTTCGACCTTAACTTATCGGGATGCCCAACTCCCGAACGACCCTGAGAAGGGTCAACCAAAAAATGGAACGCTCGTAATTCGAGACTTCCAACTCTTCATGAAAAGACTTCGGAAAAAAAATGGGGCTGGTATCCGGTTCTACGCTTGTGGAGAATACGGTGAAAAAAACCAAAGGCCCCACTACCATGTATGTCTTTTCAACTTCGCCTTAAATGATAGGCGACTATTCAAAAACACCAACGGTGTAAATCTTTATTCCTCCAGTGCCCTTGATGAAATATGGGGCAATGGCTTCACTCTCTCCGGAGAAGTGACCTTCCAATCCGCTGCCTATGTTGCCCGGTATATAATGAAAAAAATCAACGGACCTTTGGCAGACCAACATTATGAAACGTATGACAAAGAGACCGGAGAAATTCTAAGTAGAATACCGGAATTCACAACTATGTCTCGTAGACCTGGGATTGGGAAACATTGGTACGATCACTATGCAACCGATGTCTATCCTTATGACGAGGTTATCGTTAAAGGAAAAAGACATAAACCGCCGGTCTATTATGACCGGCAATACGAAATCGCAGATCCGATAGGATTTGACGCTATTCGTAAGAAGCGGCTTGCCGCTTCAAAAAAACATTCTGACGATCGAACAAAGGAACGATTGGCAGCGCGCGAGGCTATTCAGCTCGCCAAAATTAATAAACTTCCACGTAAACTTGAAGGAGATGAACAATGATCTTGAAAGTGTTCACGATTTTCGACAGTAAAATAGAGGCTTATCTTCGCCCGTTCTTCTGCCATCGATCGGCAGAGGCGATCCGTACTGTGACGGATGCGGTCAATGATGAAAACTCTCCCTTCCATAAACATAAGGAAGACTTCTTTCTTTATGAAGTCGGGACTTGGGACGATACGGTCCCGGAACTGAAAAGCATCGCACCGATCAATCTCGGGTGCGTTGCGACCTTCCTTGATACTGATGAAAGTTCAAAAGAATGAAACAAAAATCTGTGATGACGCATCAATTTTCGGAAATTCCGAAAGCTGATATTCCACGGTCATCCTTCAACCGTTCGCACGGGTTCAAGACGACGATGGACGCCGGTTTTCTGGTGCCCATGTTCGTCGATGAGGCGTTACCGGGCGATACCTTCAACCTTCGCATGACGGCCTTTGGGCGGCTTGCGACACCTCTTCATCCGTTCATGGACAATTTGTTCCTGAATACTTTCTTCTTCGCCGTGCCCATGCGTCTGCTCTGGACCAATTGGGAAAAATTCAACGGCGCGCAGGACGATCCGGGGGACTCGACAGACTTTACTATTCCGCAGATGGTTTCTCCTGTGACGGTTGGCTATGCGGCTGCTTCACTTGCCGATTATTTCGGCATTCCTACGGAGATACCATTGCTGACGCATTCGTCGATGTGGCATCGAGCCTATAACCTGATATGGAATGAATGGTTCCGTGATGAAAATCTTCAAGATTCTGCGATCGTCGACCTGGGCGACGGTCCCGACCTACCTGCGAATTATCCTCTTCTACGGCGCGGCAAGCGCCATGACTATTTCACTTCTGCTCTGCCTTGGCCCCAGAAAGGTGACAGCGTTACTATTCCTATTGGGACACGTGCACCAATCCATGTCGATGTGACTACGGGTGTTAACATCGGCATTGAAACCTTGACGCCGCTTGATCCGAGACGGATCGATACTGCCGGCACTTGGGCGGATGTTTCGAGCACCGCTGAAACCAACCCGTTTGCAATGATGTATGCCGATCTGTCGTCGGCGACGGCGGCTACTATCAATCAATTGCGGCAAGCCTTCCAAATCCAAAAGCTCTACGAGCGCGACGCTCGAGGGGGAACCCGCTACACGGAAATCGTGCGGTCTCACTTCGGCGTCACTTCTCCGGACGCGCGCTTGCAGCGGCCGGAATATCTTGGCGGCGGTCAGTCCGCCATCAATGTCAATCCGGTGCCCCAGACCTCTCAGACGGCCACCACGCCGCAGGGGAATCTTGCGGCGTTTGCAACCACAGTGGCGTCGGGTCATGGGTTTACGAAATCTTTCACCGAGCATTGCATTCTGATCGGCCTCGTTTCCGTGCGGGCTGATCTGAGCTATCAACAAGGCCTCAATCGGATGTGGTCACGGTCCACCCGGTGGGACTTTTACTGGCCTGCGTTGAGCCACATCGGCGAACAGGCGATCCTGAACAAAGAAATTTTCGCGGACGCAACGGCGGCCGACGAACTGGTGTTCGGGTATCAAGAGCGTTATGGCGAATATCGCTATAAACCGTCTGTCATTACTGGAGAGTTTCGCTCGAACTTTGCCACTTCATTGGACACGTGGCATCTCGCGCAAGATTTCTCTGCGCTTCCTGTTCTCAATGCTTCGTTTATTGAGGACGATCCTCCTGTTGACCGCGTTATCGCGGTCCCTTCGGAACCGCATCTGTTATTTGATGCGTATTTCGATCTTAAATGTGCCCGGCCCATGCCGTTGTACGGTGTGCCTGGCCTAATCGATCATTTCTGATGGTCTGGGGTGCCGCGATCGCGGCTGGCATCGGAGCTCTGTCTTCGGCCTTTGGGGCTCGAAGTCAGAACCGGGCCAATAGATCGATCTCTCGCGAGCAAATGGCTTTTCAGGAAAGGATGTCGTCGACCGCATATCAGCGGTCTATGGCCGACATGCGGAAAGCCGGTCTCAATCCGATACTCGCGTATAAACAAGGCGGGGCCTCGACGCCATCGGGCGCGGGAATCGCCGCTCAAAATGTGGGTACTGCCGCCGTGAGAGGCGGCGTTGATGCCTATTCCGCTGCGAATTTATCTCAAAATCTTCGAGCGGATACGCTTCTCAAAAATCAACAAACCCGCAAAACTTCGGCCGAAGCGCTCCGTATGGAAACATCGGGCGACTCGATAATCGGCCGACAAGGAGACACTTTTAGAAAGTGGCTCCAACAACTGATGGGCAACTCGGCAAAACAACAACGCCAGGTGCGCATCCGACCTTTGCCGCCTATTCGACGCGGTAAAAAAACTGGGAAACGTCCCGAACATTGGGGCGATACATCACGCCGGTGGCTTGAGAGGCAATGGCCTACCGGCAAAAACTGGCGGTAATCTGTTACCCCATGCCGAGCAGCTTTCTATTGGTCCGCAGGACCGCCGACACCTTAAAAAAAGGGACTTACTATGGATAAAAAACTTCATTCGATGTTCCATGATCACCCTCGGGTGACGATGGATCCAAAAGGCCCGTCGAGGGCCAAACAATCCTTCGCTGAGGAAAGCGAAATCAACAATATCGTGGATCGATATCAAAAACGGGGCATTTTTGATCATGCCGCCAAATATGGCGGGACCTATGATCAAATGCCTGGGCCTGATGACTTTCATCAGGCCATGAACCTCGTCACCGAGGCTCAACAAATGTTCGAGGAGCTTCCGTCGAACGTCCGAACCCGGTTCAGAAATGATCCGGGGATCTTTCTCGATTTCGTCGGGGATCCGGCGAACGAGGAAGAAATGATCCAGATGGAGCTTATAAAGCGTCCCGAACGCTCTGCGGGGCCGCCTGAGGCGGCTTCGCAGGTTGAGACCACCGCGAATGCGGTGGTCGATCCGCCGCCTGAGGCGGCTTCCGAGGCCCCGGAGGGGCCGCTTGCACAGTCCACCACTTGATGTTAACTGTGCTGAGTGACACCACATGGAGTATCAGATGGCTTATCGTCGTAAAATCCAACCGAAACGATCAAAAAGGCTGTTCAAGAAAACGGCCTCTCGGACGAATAAGAAAAACGTTTCCGGCGGTCGCCCAAAAAGGGGCGGCTGGCGTCTGTAATTTGACTTGCTTTCATCCCCTGACGGCTTGGCCGTCGAAAGAACGAGGGCCGTCAGGGAAACGACTCATGGTCTTCCGCCGAGATCTCGCTGCGCCCGCGTTTGTGGATATCTCTATGAAGATTTCCTGTGGACAATG